AATCAAGGCGGGGTGGACAGTGGAGAAAACGCTGTCCACCCCGCCTACCCAAATCAAACGATATCTCACCTACCAAGGGGAGACACGCACAATCGCTGAATGGGCTAGGCATTTGGGTTGGCCTGCAAATCCTATCTACATCAGATTGCGAATCGGATGGACAGTGGAGAAAACCCTGTCCACTCCTTACATATTTCGCAGTCGAAAGCATATAGAATCTTAGAGTAGAGCACGGTAGTATTTTAGAACACCAGGGTCAGGTCGACTAGCAACTTTTGCACCGCTCCGGCAAATGTCGCCGAGGCTGTTACCGTCAACTCTCGTGTCGCTTTCGTCGCCGACGAAATATCCTTGACAAGCGGTGCCGTCACCACCGTCGGGAAATCAGGCGAGAAGTGCCCATTCACTACACCGATATCCAACCGCTGTTTGATCACCGCGATTAAGGTGTTGATACCCGAGTCGGTGTAGGGGATTACGCTCGCACCTACGAATGCCGCCATTACGTCCTCTTCTAATCGGGCAACAATCCAGTCGGCCGTTGTCTGCACGTCGATAAAGTACGGTGCACCGTCCGCCAAAACCCCTTTCGACGTAAAGCTTAAACCGACGTTCCGACCGTAGAGATTGCCATTGTCAGCATAGATCGCCGACGCCTGCGCGCTCGTAACCGGATCGTACGTGATCCCCTGCAACTGATTGAATGCCCAGATCCCCCGACCATTCGGAGCATCTAAGTCCATTCCAAATCCGTTGCTTGCCCACGCCCCATCCAAGTAACCATTGGCAGCACCCGAGCTAGTCGCGTGATAGATACCAGCACTACGCCGATATCCCGCCACACTGTTCAGATCGAAAATGTTACCACCGGCTCCAGTGAGCACGTCTGCATCAGCCGTCTGATAGATGAACAGCTTGCGAGGATTCGCCTCCGCCCATGCAGCCGCCAGAGTAATCACGGCCTTGACCCGGCTCTCGATGGTGAACCCGTACCATTGAACATCGGCGGCGTCGGTCGCTGCCAGAATGGCGTCGAGGGTTGCGGTCATGTTCGCGTCGCCAGCGTCGATGCGGCCGATATAGACCTCATTGACCGCCCTCGACTGAGCAAACACGCTGGAAGCCCAGTAGTACACCTCCGGCTCCGCGACAAGGGTGAAGCCCGCTGCCACTACCTCCGCTACGGAGGTGTAAGGACCAAGGTATCGAGCAGCACCGCCAATACCGTGATCGAAAACCCCCATGTATGAGGCAAAGCTGAAACGGTCAGGTACGATTTGCTCCACGCTTAAATCGACATCGACGAATGTAGTGATTGCCGCGGGCATTGTTGTTACTTCCTCCCCGTACTCTCACGGGCGTCAACATGGCCCCATTTGGTAGATCTCGGCATGATTGCTCTGTATCTGAATGGGGCTAAGGAACTGAGAAACTCTGTGAAATGTCTGGTGAATAGAGATCGAGGGATACGAAGTTGACGGTATCGATCTGATCGATCGGGAGCGTAAAGACTGCCCTCATGGCACAGTCAATATCAAGACTCACCCGAGACTCCCAATGTCCGTTGTCCACGGCTGAGAGGTTCAATACCGGAGACTTGCCCCAAAGAGCAACCCCGTACTTCGTGAAAATATCTACATGGTAGGGGCTCGTAGTCATTGCTTCAATCTGACTAGCAAGATACCAAGCCCCCGCCCTAGGGGTACGGGCTTTCGAGAAACACCCTACGTTGACCGTGAACCGTCTAGTCCCCTCAATGATGATGTAGGCATTGACCGAGAGTGTTGGGACCACAGTAAACCGATTGGTCGGATAGACGCCGAACTGCCAGATATCCCCTACAGCCGTAGGCGTCACCGTGAACTCCCCAGGGTTAGCCGTAGCTACCGCGGTATAGGGAGAGAGCGAATCCGCTACGATTGCCGCTACTAGCTCGTCCCGAACATCATCTACCGTATCCCCCAAGAGGGCGTCGTAGCTGTAATCGTAATCATTGATCGTCACTACGAACCTGACCCCAGCCGCTACCGTATCCACCGTGACAGTCAAGAGGGTCGGAGGATAGTAGGTCTGACCTGAGTTCACCTTGTTGCGTAGGTGGAAACTCGGGCCATTCAGGATCGTCAAGTTCACGCATTTCCCCGTAGGGATGTTGTCGTTCCAAATGGCTTCACCATAAGCCCAAGCAACCGTAACGTCCGTAGGTGCATTGAGTGCATCACTCAATGCTTCGATCCAGGCTAGCTGGAAACGATCTAGGCGCAGGGCTGGACTCAATGTTGACATTTAATTAGTGTCCTGGATCGTCCAAAACGATATGAATACTCCACCGTTGGAATCAAAGTCAACGGTTTGGACACACACCCAAGTCCTCCCTTGATACGTTAGTACATCGGAGGCTTGGCTATCATTCCCGCTGTAAACCCGAACTTTCGTATACACCTCAATCGTCTCAGATTCGCGGATAGCCTCCGGCAGATTCAAACGATTCTTTCCAGTGACAACGTGAACCGCTACAGGGGATAAGATCACGTTGACGGCAGCCGCAGCCGTGTACTCCCCATAGACATTCAAGGTAGGAATCCCGCGACGCGTGAGCGTCAAGGGGCCTACGTCAAACTCGTCTATGAGAGACGAGACTGGAAGGGGGAGGGCCATTATGGATCTCTAACCTCCGTGTCCTCGCCCGAGTCCCCTAACCCGTCCTCGGTAATGAGGGCAGTTACAGGGTCCTCCAACTCCTTAGGCTCTGGAGCCTCTGGCTTGGCTGGGGCGGGTTTCTTTAGCCCGAGCCTCCACCGTGTGAGGGCAGCCAGAACAAAAGCGCCCAGAGCCGCCTGTAGCTCTACCCCGATCACCTGCTGCCCCGTAAAGGCGTAAATAGCGCCTACGGTAATGAGGGCAGCTAAGCAAGCGAGGGCTGCGAGTAGATCTGGATTCTTGATCTTGTTCATGGATCGTTCCAGGTGGTTAATCCTTCTCCTCCAAGCCTCCGGCTCGCTTAGCGGCCGGAGGTAGTTGACTGGATCTCACTTCCGAGCTTGAAGGTTCGCTTAGGTGGTTTTGGACAACCCTTAGGCCCGAGGGCTAAGCAATCCGCCAAGCGTCCTTGATACTTGACCTCTTCGAGAATCTCCCCGGAGCTAACTTCAAGCTTGTCTACTTTCCGTTCAATCCGCTCGATCTTAGCTGCTTGTCCATCAACGATCTCAATCACCGGGTCTAGCTTGGTGTCAATCGCCTTCGCCGTATCCTCCGTCGAGGGCTTCGCCTTGAGTTCATTGAATGTAATGAATGCCCCACCGATCAATGCGGCGAAGAAAGCAAATGCAATCACTACATCTTTGGCGCGAACGATTCCCTTCAAGAGAGTGAGTCGGGACCCACTGGATTCCTGCAACTTGGCATCACGAGACTCAATGGCATCAAGTACCGCTGAAGCTACGGCTTCGGCTATCGCCGTAGCTTGGGAGATCTCAGCGGATTTGAGTGGCCCTGTTTGGATCTTAGCCATATCGTCGATTCTTCCTCTCTGAGCGGATTGCCATACGTTGCTTGAGAGCTTCACGTTTTGCGTGGAGTCTCGATAGCCGAGCTTCGAGAATCTCGATATCAGAATCTAGCTGTTGGAGATCCAGCAGCCAGTCCTCCCACAGAGCTTCTTGAATATCTCGGCTCGTCTGATTCATGGCAGACGCTCACTAGACGATGGGCTAGGTCAAAGTAGCCCCGCTCAAGCCCACGCAAACCCAAGCGGTATTGCCTGCATCACGTTGAACGACTGCACACTCCAAAGATGCGTCGATCGTCAATGTCCCTGCATCGAGAGCAAGCGTGTAGCTTCCACCACCCGCAACCGAACGTGCGAACAAGTTGACCTTCTGACCCGCGTAGCATCCGGCATGAGTCGTGATCGCTACCACCCCAGCTCCCGTTACGGTAAGCTGCACGCCTCCCGTTGTCGCCAGAAGTTCAACCGCCGCATCCGCAGCCGGCTGAAGCACAATGCTGGCAACCTGAGCCTGAGCTACCGGGATCGTTCCAATCGTAATCGACTTCTTGGCATTCGCCGCGGCACTATCCTCAATCAAGAGGAAATCAGCCGCCACCGGAATAGCCTTCGCCGCTACCGCCGAGATCTCAGCCGCCACGTCATCGTGGACTGCCGACGTGTCCAGCCCTGCTGCTGCCGTAACCGAGGGGTTAGGGTATGTCCCCCCAAGGCCACCACCGGCCGCACCGTTAGGCGGACGACTTGCCGTGTTCGTATCAAGCGTCGCATCACTCACCAACGCATTGAGCTGAGCCAAGGTAGCGCTGCTATGGAGCACCGAGCCCAACCCGTGAGTCAATGGATCGTCTCCACCGACCTCTAGCTGATTCGCAATGTCGTCGCCCATAAGGACGGCTAAATCTTGGTACATCGTTCCGCTTGGATTCGCCATTGTCTTTTCTCCTCTATCTCTCGGTTACTTAGCCAGTCGACTTAGCCAGTCGTGCTTCGATTGCAGCCTTGCGTTCTTGAACCGCCGCTAGCAGTTTCGTCCACCGTGCAATCTCTCGATCGCAGGCTTCAATGTCTGATTGCCAATCAGCCTTGATCGCTGCAAGCAGCTCGGTGTCGTCTTTCGTCTCTAGATGTTTGTCGTTCGCCATGTTGTGCTGATTCTCCCTTTTAGATCACTTGTTGCTTCATCACCGTTGTCCGCCAACGGATCGTTGTAGCGGCTTCACCTGTAATGGCTACCTCTACGTTGTTACCTGTCACCTGGATGGTAGCTGCCCAAGATCCAGCCGTTGCTCCTGCTGACAGGATAGCGAGCTGAGTATCCAAGGCGCCTTCAATGGTAGCTCCGCCGCCGTCTCGATAGACGAGGGCATTCAAGATCCAAGTCGCTCGGTCGGAGCCGTCACCTTCCATAGCTACAACACGGGCCGTGATCAACATGGATGAATTGTCGGATAGGGTCTCGACGTAGGCGTTCTCCGGGGTAGCTCCGGCCGTAGCGTTCTCACGAACCTTGATAACAAAGCCGTCTTCCTCCGTCGTGTGGGAGAGTCGGAGACCTTCCTGTGCTCCGAAGTGGACTTGATTTCCTTCAATAGATGTTACGTCAGCATCTGCCGAATCGGCAAAAACAAAAGTACCACTATGAGTGACTTGTGCTCGACGGCCAGCGGCGACCGCATAATTGGAAGTTATATCGTGAGACAGGCCCCCAAGGATCGTGCTACATGTC